CTACCCTTTCGTATTCGGCTTTATAATGCTATAATAATAATAATGTTTTTTACAAGTCGAGTACAAAAAGGAAAAATGCAGTATGGAAAGCGTAGTAACAACTTACGCGGCGGGCGGGGATAGCAAAACCTTATCTTTGCTAATAGTTTTTATTTACGTATTTTTGCAAAGTCAGATAGGCGTAATTATCTGGCTAATGATTCAGGTTAAAGACCTATTCGTACAAATGGTTAATGAAATGAAACAGTTGCGAGAAGCCGTGATGGAGTTAAAAACAGAGCTCCATTATCTCGAGAAACGCGAGGCTAGTTATGACTAACCTACAGCCGACTTTAGAGGAATTAAAGAAGAGGCGGGTTATACATAAAAACGCCAGTCTTTTAAACAAACAAAAAGCATTGAATGACCTTTTGTACGTTGTGGATGTATTAATCGAGAAAGCCTGCTCGGAATTAACGACCGGGGCGAACGGTCTTAACCTGATTAAATCTTTTGAAGGTTGCCACCTTAACGCCTATCTTTGCCCGGCTAACGTACCGACGATAGGATACGGCCATACTAAAAATGTCAGACTGGGTATGAAGATAACCCCGGAACAGGCAGAAAAGTTTTTAAAGGAGGATCTTAAAACGGTTGAAAAAATTGTAAAAGATTGTGTTAAAGTGCCGCTGAATCAAAATCAGTTTGACGCTTTAGTGTCTTTTGTTTTTAACGTTGGGGGCGGTAATTTTAAAACATCTACACTTTTAAAAGTTTTAAACAAAGGTGATTACAACGCAGCGGCGGGTGAGTTCTCAAAATGGGTATACAGCGGAGGTAAAAAGTTGCCCGGTCTTGTAAGACGTAGGCAAGCCGAAGCCGAGTTATTTAGCAAATAAGTCGAATACGAAAGGCGGTACAAATGAACTGGATTGATTTAGCAAAGAACCCCCTAATAGTGGCGTTTGGAAAGGAAGTTTTAGACGTGATAGTAGATTTAGTTAAAAGTCTTGTAATCCCGAAAGCTAAAAGGGTCGCGTTTGAAAAAATGAGTGACGGACTACAGGAATTTGGGGAATTTATTTTAGAGCAAAAAGAAAAGGTTAACGCCTCCCCAGAAAAATGGGACGATGAAGCGTACTTGATAAGTAAAGAAGCGTTTAGAAAGTTTCTTGATGAAGCTAACGCGCTTTATCTTAAAATGTAGAAAACATAATACAAACAAAAGATTAGCCCGGCGTTATAACCGGGCTAATCTTTTTTGCTCTAATATGCTTCGTCTTCCATACTCCGCTATTAACAGGGCGTCGCAGGTGTCCAATGTCGGTTTTAAATCGGGGAACCATTGTTGGGCGTAACCTTTAAGAGCGTTTTTCTTTTGCCTGTATTCAAGTTTACGGAGCTTTAATTTTAATCCGTTTTGCCATTTTAAAGGTATCACAGACTCATAAGGAATTTTCAGGCCTGTTAGTAATCCCCGCCAGAATCCAAAGTTATTACCGAAATTAAACGCCTGTACTTTGCCGTCGCGGGGCATAGCGTGAACCTCTTCTAAATATGCCCGACAATCATATAAAGCCGCGAGGTCTTCCAGGATAATCCTTATATCGTGGTCGGTATATTTAGAAAAGGCGTACACTTCGCGCTTGTCCCCGGTTAAGTTTACAATGGAAAGCGCGCCGTGTGTTCCCGGGTCAATTCCGATTATATACATTATGCCCACTTCCTTTTATTCATAGTACAAATTTTCTGACTCATACTAGGGCGATAAGCGAGCTTTTTAGGACGGGCGTATATGAAACCCTCCGGCTTAACTTTTTCTTGTCTTAAAAGGGCGGTTTTTTGGTTTTGTTCTTTTAAAAACTCTACCTTTTCAATAAATTTTTCTATATGTTCTTTATGAGCTCTAACATTTTCCGCAGGAGAAAGGTCAAAATCGATAGCCAGGTATTCTTTTAATTTTACGTTTTCGTTATATATAACTAAACAAAAATCGGTTGTAGTTGAATTGTTGCTTATGGCAAAATTAAAATCGCCAAAAGGATAAGTAACTTTAATTATCTCAATTACTACTTTTATGAAAGATTCGTTAGGTACTTTTTTAACCATTTGTATTGACTCCTTTTTATTTTCTATATCTCTTTGAGCGCCAACCTTCCGCAGATATAGGGCAATCGCTAGCCCATTTTGGGCGAATTGTCAGGAGCTCTTCAAACTCTTTTGCGCTTCCGAAATTTTCAGGTACCTCGGTTACTACTTCGTCGTGTACCGTGAGTACAACGTTATACCCGTGCTCTTCTACTCTTAACATTCCTTCCGCCATAATATCGCGGCTAACAGCTTGTGTAATATTCTCGACTAAACACCCGCCGTAAGTGCTCTGGCGTTCCCATTTTTTAGTTATTGCGTTTACACCCATAAATGTTAAACTCTCTTTAGGCTCGCCCCAGCGTGTTTGTATTTGTTGTACTCGCGGCTCGGCGTACGCTAAACATCGACCGGAGGGTAATCGGCAATATAAAAAGTCGTTTTGTACTTTCCATATTACAGGCCCTTCCTCGATTTTGCGGCCGGAAGTTACGGCCAACATAGCCGCTCTTTCCTGCGCGTACCAAAAACTTTTTACACGACTGTAGGTATTCCGATACGTATCAACTACAAGTTTAGCGAGGTCGTAAGGTATTTCCATATTCCATTGAGTTTTAGCCTGTTCCCGAAATCTGTCCGGGCCCATTTGATAGCCGCATCCCAAAACTCCCATTTTACCTAATTGGCGTTCGTCTTTATCTTTTTTAGTGACTTCACGTTTATATATTTCTCTCGCAAAGTCGCAGTAAATATCTTTGTTTTCGCGGAATTGTTCTAAACCCCTTTCCTCTCCGGCCAGCCACATAACTACCCTTGCTTCGATACCCGCGTAGTCAGCCGCTATTAGATCGTGTCCGGGTTTACTGATAATCAGACCGCGAAGTGAAGCGCTTATAGCGTCCATAACGTTGGGGTACATTCCCTCAAAAAATTCTAAATCATCCAGTTTTAAAATGTTTAGAACCTGATCGGAGTTATACCCTATACCTTTAGGCAGGTTTTGAAACTGAGCGTTTTTACCTGACCAACGGCCTGTACTTGCCCCGTGGTATACGAGGTTATCCCGTACCCTCCCTTCATCGTCAAGCGCGTTTTTAATAGCATATATCTTTGATGTTGAGGTTTTGCCGATCTGCTGGCGAATTTCTAAAGCTCTTTTTATCTTAGGGTTATTAACAGAATTTTTATACTCTTCAACCGTTCCCGCCTGGATATTCGGGATATCGATATAATTTTGTAACCATTTTAAAAGTTTATCCCGCTCGGTAGCCTTAGCAACTTCGCCGCACGTTAGGCGCTCCAACTCTTCATTTAATCGTTGCGAGTACTCTTCTATATATCTTATCGCTATTTCAAGAGCTTCCACGTCAATCTGAACGCCTCGGAGGTTGATTTTTTGGTCTAGCAACCATATCCGTTTTTCCCTCGGGTTTAAATCCGGAAGGGCTTCATCTATAGCGTTCTCAACTATAACGTCCTGACGGCAGTATTCGTATAGGATATCAAACTTTTTAGGATCGTCGTCCCATTCGCTCGGATTATTTTTACTAGGTTTACGGGGTTTAGAAAGCGACATCATAACCCTTTTACCTGTTTCGTCCTTTTCCTCCGAAAGTCGAAGAGCCGTGGCGCATTTTCCTAACGCTCGAGGTAATGCGTGTGTAGCCGCTTTAGCCGCCGTACAATCCCAGCGCTCTAACGGTATTTCAGGAAAACCGTATTGTTTAACAAGTATGTTATGCCATATACAGTATTCAAATAAAGAGTTATACGCTTTAAAAATGTTATCCGGGTTTTTGGCCAAGTCTTTTAAAAAATCTATATCGCCCGTTTCTAAAATTAGATCGTCTTCAGTTATTAAAGCCGGTTGGGAATTCTCAGCTTTAAAAACTAAACATAAAACCCGGGTAGAGGGGTCCGTGGAGTATTTCCACGAACCAACCTCCGTAACATCTAACCGGCTTCTAGTTTCAAAATCGATATGAACGTTAACCATTAGTCTAAATCCAAGTCTAGTATATCGTCGTCCTCGTCGTCACCTTCAAGGTCGATATCTAATTCGGTTTCACCTTTAATAATGCTGGCGAAATCATCCTCGGCTTTACCCCTGCTGATTAGCGGCTCACCGTCTTTTATTTTCATAATGTTTTGAAGCCCGAAAGATACACCTTTACCGCCTGATTTATGCTCGTATGTATAAGCAACTAATGACGCTACGCAGTAACAACCGCTATAAAATTCTGACGGGTCGATAATTGGTTGTCTTGTTTTATAATCGATAATCCCCGGCGGGTAGTTAACGCTTTTCGCGTTGATAACGATTTTATTTTTGTATTCGGGGTATTTATCTGTATCGAGGTCGTTACCATTTTTAATCGGTAATTTTAGATTTTTTGGCGGGTTAGTGCCGTATTTCTCTTTTATAGCTTCTTTTACAATAGCTTTTAACTCTGATATATCCGCGTCTTTATCGAATATCATTGTCATTCTATATTCAAATTTCCCCTGATCGTTCTTTTGTGGTTGGAAAACGCGAACGAAACTAGCTCTTGCAACTGGGGTTACTATTTTTCTTGAATTTGCCATATCTTTTTCTCCTTTTTTAATTTACACTTCTAAATCGATATCTATGTTTTGGAAATCCGATAAAGCGCGGGCGGTTTGCCCTTCTCTTACATCGGTATCCCGTACAAGGGTTAATTTACCTTCCGGTTTACAACATAATTCCGCTACCCTTGCTTTTGCGGCCTTACTTATTTTCTCTACCTGCGCCGGGGATTTAAGTTTAACCTCATATACTTTATCTTCCCCGAATTCGAGCTCTAACATAACCGCGGCTCGTTTTTCGTCAATCCATTTACGACGTGTGTTGTCGCTATGTACTAACTTGTAACCCGGTATATTTCCGCCGCGATTAGCAAAACCAAACGCATATTCTCTAACGGATTTTATAAAGTCTTCAAGTAATTCTGCATTATCCAAAAATACTCGAAGCTGTTCCGGTGTTAACTGTTCCGGTTTAGGTAAAACGTTTCTGGCGGGTACTAACCCGAAATCCATACGGGCCGTATCAGCTATTTTATCTTTCATAGCCGGACAAACTAATTTAGCGTTACAGAATTTACACCATTTGCCGGCGCTTAACGGCGCGTCTTTTTCACGAGTCGCCTGTATACGTTTTTTCAGTTCGTTTTTAAACTCTAGTACGTATTCCGGCGTAGTGCTCCAACGTCTTATAGGGCCTTCCGGATGCGCAGCGCGAGGTTGGATTATAACAAGCTCTACGGTTTTAAAACTTAATAGATCGTCCCCCGCGACTCCCGCGGCATAATATAGCAGTTGCTTATTTTCTACCGCTTCGACTGGGATACCGCGCCCGTACTTAAAATCGTATACTATCAGCTTTTCGCCCGGCCTGATTAAACTAGCGTCGTTTGTCCCGAACGCCTCTTCGTCAACGTCTTTTAAGTGAAACTGTTTTTCTATGTTTAACCAAGGACTGTATACACGGTCTATATCTTTTTTATCGTGTAAATGTCCGTTGGGTGAAGCGTTTCTAAGCGTGCAACCGTTCTCTACCGCGTCACTTATTATCGTTTCTACATAAAGTTTTACAGCTTCGTTCATATCTTCGGTAATTTTGATATTAAAGCCGTCAACTTCTTTTGTTTCACCTATCATACCGTCACCGACCGGGTATTTATTTCCGGGGGCGCAAAGGACAAGTTTTAACATTTGCTCCGCCAATTCATGCGCGGCCGTCCCTTCGGCGGCGTATATACTTGTATCTGCCGGAGGTTGTGTCGCTATCAAGCTGTTACTTCCGGGGCAATTCCACCAACGTTCGCAGGAGGAAGCCCCGACAGGACTATGAGCCATAATTATTTAGAACCTCTTTTAAGCTCTTTAACTATTGCCGCGAAATCTTTTTCTTTAATTTCAGGGATTTTAGAATATCCGTAGTTGTTAAGGACTTCTATAACCGCTTTTTTACCGTCTTTCTGATCACCAAAAGTACCGATAAAGTCGTTAATAGTAGCTCTAACATCATCTAAGGTTAACGCTTCCTCTTCGTCTTCATCGTCGAGGTCTAAATCGATATCGGTATCGTCGTCTTCGTCCGCTATTTCAGCCTCTACCGATTCAGCTTTTTTAGTTGATTTTTTAGAAGACTTTTTAGTGTCTTTTTCCGGTGTTTCTTTTGGCTCTTCTTTAGTGATAGCCTTAACTTTTTCGTCGTTTTCTTTTGCTTCAACGGCTACACCCTGCATAGCTCTTAAAATTTCGTTTCGAGCTTCTAAAGCGTTCGCGATTCTTTCTAAGGTTGATTCTAAAGTCATTTCGATTTCTCCTATATTCGATTTTTGTTCTAACAATTTGGCAATCACCTTGCCTTTTTTAATAACACTTGCTAACATTACGCTTTCGAGAGAATCCGGGACGACCAGGTAATGTACCATAACGGATTTTGTCTGCCCTATTCTTACAACTCGATCGCGGGCCTGTTCTAAATTACCGGGTACCCAGTCTAACTCTGCAAAAACTACGTGATTAGCGACTTTTTGTAGGCCGTCTATTCCGAAACCCGCCGCTGTAATCTGGCCGACGAATAGCCTACTATTCGGGTCGTTGACAAACAGGTCAACTTCAAACTGTTTCATTTTGGCGCTCATACCGCCCTGAACGCAACGAACCGTACAGTCCCGAAGGTGTGAGCGGATAGCGTTTATTACGTTTTTGTGATAGGCGAAAACTACTACTTTATCCTCGGTTTTAAGTAAATTGTCTAAATACTCGAGAATCTGTTTTAACTTTGCTTCGCCTAACTGACGACGTATAGTGGCTTGTACGCCTAACTCGGAATTAGGGTTAAACTCGTTCATATTTTCTAACAAGTTTTCCTCTTCCCGCAGGACCGCTTCTATTTCATCTGTGCGCTCCAATTCTACAATTTTTTCAATCACTTTTGGTAATTCCTTTAATACTTCCTCCTTTCTGCGTCTTAACATAAATGTCTTTAAACGTTCGTTGAGCTCTTCTATATTTGAAGCTCCGTTATCCTGTAATACGCCGTAGCTATCACGGTAGCCGCCGCAATATCTCATAACAAAACTTTCATAATCGAGATACGGCGCTATGACTTCCGGGGCAAGTACACGGAGCATTACATAAAAATCTTTAGGGCGATTTCTAACGGGTGTACCGGTAAGCGCGTATATACGTTTTGCAATACGGACTAAACCACGGTTGTTAAAAACCCTACCTGTTCTTTTTGCTTTCATATTAGAGAGGTTATGCGCCTCGTCGAGGACTAAAACGTCATAATCCCTATTTTTTAATTGGTCAAAAATCTCTTTATGGATAAGCAGGTCATAATTTAAAATAATTATTTCCGCATCTTGGGGGATAATTTCTTTTATTTTGTAAACTACATGGTATTTATACTTTTTAGGGATCCATCGGGTGAGCTCTCTTAACCAATTAATTTTTAAACTGGCTAAAGTTAATATGATAGCGCGTTTAGGGCGGAGCAAAGAGAGGGCTCCGGCAACCTGTACGGTTTTGCCCAGACCCATATCATCTGCTAATAACGCGGTTTTACGCGCTACGAGGAATTTTATACCCACTTTTTGGAACTCTAAAAATTTCATTTTCTTTTGTACTTGACTCTTTATGACATTTATCATGCTGTTCTATATTCATATTCCCATCAAAGAAATACATAATTGTCTTGATTCAACTTCTTTATTGTCGATTTTAATTTCAATAGGGTCAGACATTTTTAAATATTTTTTTATTGGGTAATTGGCAATCAGCAGTTCTTTATATACCTTGTTACCCTCACGTCTGTTCATTCCCTTCTGTCTTTCAACTTCAATCATCTCAAAGCCTTTGTATAATTCTCGGACTTTTGGAGAATCATCGTATGAGAGCAGAAAACGCCCTTTGATATTGCCTAAAACATCTCTTAAACGTTCGTGGTCAAAGTCTGCGGTAGATGTTACTTTATATCCCCAACCTTTGGAATACGGAGGGTCGCAATAGAAGAAAGCACCTTCAAAATCGTATTGTTTAATAAGAGTTTCAAA